CGTGCCGGACGCCGAGCGCTGGCCGATCATCGCGGACTCGGCGCGTCCCGAGACCATCAGCCACATGCGACGGCACGGCTTCCCGAAGATTCTGCCCGCGGTGAAGGGGCCGAAGTCGGTCGAGGAAGGCATCGAGTGGCTCAAGAGCTTCGATATCGTCGTGCACCCGCGCTGTCAGCATCTGATCGACGAGCTGTCGCTCTACAGCTACAAGACGGACCCGTTGACAGGCATGGTCTTACCTGCTCTCGCCGACCGCGACAATCACTGCATAGATGCGCTACGATATGCGCTCGAGGGCGTGCGCCGGGCGAAGGTCTCAGCCACGCCCGCCGTGGTGACGCCGATTCCGATAGCCAACCGATGGTGACCGAATGGTCCGAATGACAAAGAGCGAGCGTCTCGACAAGCTTCATCAAGAGGCGATGTCGCAGTTTGACGACATCCAGTCGGCGCTGCGGGACGAGCGGCTGCAATGCTTGCAGGATCGGCGCTTCTACTCGATCAGCGGGGCGCAGTGGGAAGGCCCGCTCGGTTACCAGTTCGAGAACAAGCCGCGCTTTGAGGTCAACAAGGTTCACTTAGCGGTTATTCGCATCATCAACGAGTACCGCAACAGCCGCGTCACCGTCGACTTTGTTGCTAAGGACGGCGCGGTCAACGATCGTCTCGCCGATACGTGCGACATGCTCTTCCGGGCAGACGAGCAGGATAGCGTCGCAACCGAGGCCTACGACAACGCTTTCGAGGAGGCGGTCGGCGGCGGCTTCGGTGCCTGGCGGCTGCGGACCTGCTACGAGGATGAGTACGACCCCGAGAACGAACACCAGCGCATTATGATCGAGCCGATCTATGACGCGGACTCGTCCGTTTTCTTCGACCTCGACTCCAAGCGTCAGGACAAGGCGGACGCCAAGCACTGCTTTGTCGTGTCATCCATGACACGCAAGGCGTATACGGCGCAGTACGGCGACAGCCCGTCCGATTGGCCGAAGGAGATCCAGCAGACGGAGTTCGACTGGGACACGCCCGACGTGGTGTACGTCGCGGAGTATTACGTCGTCGAGGAAGTGTCCGAGCTGCTGCGCATGTGGCGCGACATCGGCGGCAACGAGGAGCGGTACACGCAAGCCGACTTCGACGCTGACGAGGAGCTGGAAGCAACGCTGCTCGCCATCGGCTCGACCGAGGTACGTCAGCGGCGCATCAAGAAGCGTCGCGTGCATAAGTACATTCTCTCAGGCGGCCGCGTGCTCGAGGACTGCGGCTACATCGCAGGAACGTGCATTCCGATCGTGCCGGTCTTCGGCAAGCGCTGGTTTGTCGATAACGTCGAGCGTTGCATGGGCCACGTGCGCCTGGCGAAGGACGCCCAGCGCCTGAAGAACATGCAGCTCTCGAAGCTCGGCGAGATCTCGGCGCTCTCGAGTGTCGAAAAGCCGATCATGGTGCCGGAGCAGGTCGCAGGGCATCAGATCCAGTGGGCGGAGGATAACCTAAAGAACTATCCCTACCTGCTCATCAACCCGATCACGACGCCCGACGGCAGCCAGCAGGCGGCCGGTCCCGTTGCCTACACACGCAGCCCGCAGATCCCGCCCGCCATGGCCGCGCTCTTGCAGCTCACCGAAGTGGATATGCAGGACATCCTCGGCAACCAGGGCGAGGGCGATAAGATCGTCTCGAACATCTCGGGCAAAGCTATCGAGATGATCCAGCAGCGGCTGGATAACCAGACGTTTATCTACGTCAGCAACTTCGCCAAAGCGATGAAGCGCTGTGGCGAGATCTGGCTCTCGATGGCGCAGGAGGTCTACGTTGAGGAGGACCGCGCCATGAAGGGCGTGGACTCCGCGGGAGAGATGCAGCAGGTCGTCCTCATGCGCCCGCGCGTGGACGAGGAGACGGGGCGTCTCGAACTCGACAACGACCTCTCGCGCGCGAAGTTCGACGTGGTGGCGGATGTCGGTCCGTCCAGCTCCAGCCAGAAGGCGGCGACCGTGCGCGCTCTCACCGGCATGATGTCGATCACGTCCGACCCTGAGACGCAGCAGGTATTGCAAGCGCTCTCGATGATGAACATGGAGGCTGACGGCATCGCCGATGTGCGCGACTTCTTCCGCAAGCGCCTGGTGAGCATGGGCGTCGTGAAGCCGACCGAAGCAGAACTCGAGGAGATGGCGGCGCTCGCAGGTCAGGAGCAGCCGACCGATCCCAACTCGATCTACCTGCAAGCCGCAGCCGAGGAGGCGGTGGCGAAGGCGGAGAAGGCGCGGGCGGACGTGCTCAACACCATCGCCGACGCCGAGCTGACGCAGGCCAAGACGGCGACGGAGCTGGCAAAGCTGCAAGGCGTGGCGCCCTCCCCTGCTCCTGCAATGCCTTCCGAACGCCCGCCTGCGATCATGTTGGCGGTAGGGGAGGGCGAAAAGCCGGAGATGGAGATGGAGAAGGAAGAGGACGAGGAGGACGAAATCGAACGCGAGAAGCGGCTACTCGAGCTCGAGAACCTGCGCATCGACACCGCTATGAAGTTCAACGCGGCGCAGCGTGCGGCAGGCGAGATGGTTGAGATGAGCGAGCAAATGCGAGAGCTGAAGGCAGCGGAGGAGTTCTTGAGCGACGCCGCTAAGCAGCTCGTGAGCGCCAGCGACGAGATCCAGTCGGCGATCAAGTCGCTCGTCGAGTCGAACAAGAAGAACGCAGAGGCCGCGATTGCGGCAATATCCAAACCGAAGCGCATCGTGCGCGACAAGGGCCGAATCGTCGGCGTTGAGGTGGGCTGATGGCAACAAGCGCCTGGAATAAATTTAACGACTTCTCCGAGCAGCTAGTCCGCGGTGTTCACGACTTTGACGCCAACACGTTCAAGGTCGCTCTTGTTTTGAGCACGGATACGCCGGTCGCGTCTGACACGATTCTGGCGAACATCGACCAGGTTGTGAACGGCGGAGGCTATACAACGGGCGGCGAGACAACGACGATCACGATCGCCGAAGTGTCGGGCACGACGACGGTGAGCGGCACCGAGATCGTATGGACGGGCACAGGCTCGGGTTTCGGGCCGTTCCGCTACGCCGTACTGTACAACGACAGTTCAACATCTCCCGCGGACGCGCTGATCGCCTGGTTCGACTACGGCTCCTTGATCTCTGTCGGCGCAGGCGAGACCTTCACGTTGCGCTTTAGCACTACATCGCCCGGCGCGATGTTTACGTTGGCGTAAAACATGCTGACACCACAAGAAGCTCAAGCCATCAACGCGCTGATCGTCGCAGATCCAGCGCTTTCGTCTCAGCCGCAGACATCCGACGGCGCGTACGCTATCGCTGTCGCGCTTAACACGCCGAGCGAGGCGGGCTATAAGCCGATCACCGTCGGCGCTGCGATGCTCTGGGCGGCAGGCGGACCCCGCGTGCGTATTCAAGCGGCGGCGACAGACAGCCAGCAGCCAGAGGCGGTGCTGGCGAGCTGCCAGGTATTCCTCGACCTGATCGTGAGCGGGTCCGAGGCGCTGATTCACACTGAAGAGCAGGCGATATTGCAGGCGTTCAGCGGCTGGGTCGTGACGGGCGTGATTACGCAAGCCGAATACGATGCGGTGTACGGCACCAGCGGACTTGCCGCGGCGCTGCTCTCTCGCTCCGTGGTCGCCATCGGGCGGGACGTTAGCTATCAAGACGTTATGCAGGCGAGGGCGAGCTAATGGCTGCGGATATCAAGACTAAATACGGCACTTCCACGTCGATGACGATGACGGGCATCGAAGACGTGGACTCGTCCGCAACGTGGGTCGGCGGCTGGACCTCGAACTCTGTCAACAACACCAGCACGCTGGCGGTCGATTATCTACTAAGCGGGCAGTTCACGACGGAATCCACCAACCGCCAAGCCGGCTACATCTTTGTTTACGCCTATGCGTCGTTCAACGACACGCCCACGTGGCCGGACATCTTCTCGTCCGGTACCGAGGGCTCTGTTGGCGCAGCAACTGTTCACGACACCGAGCAGCGCGATTCTGGGATGCGGCTTGTCTCGGTCATTACCGTCGACAACACGGCGTCTGCGGTATACACATTCCCGCCGACCTCGATTGCGCAGATTTTTGGCGGATCTGTCCCGCCCTACTGGGCGGTCTGGGTGACGGCTAACGCAGCGACGACGACTAACGACTGGTGCGTTAGCACTGGGACCAACCTTTATTACGTGCCGATCCTGTATCAGACCGTCTGATGCTGCCACCCTCTGGTAAATGGTCCGTTCAGCCGCCCCCGTGGGCGGCGCTCGACTTCGACAACCCGATTCTAAAGGACGTTCAGCACGTCGCTTCAGGGTCTAATGCGTTTCTTAATCTTGGCGAGTACAACGACTCGTTTCGCACAAGCGCAACGCCGCCTGTCCCGACTCGCCAGCCGTCTGGCATCTCGTATCGACTGCTAGGAAGTACGGGTTATCTAGCCACTAACGCGGGTGGTTGGGTCAATTCCCGATCAAACTGGACGGTTTTCGTTCTTGGCGTCCCGAGATCTTTAGCTGCTAACAGTGCAATCTCAATCGTTGCCGAAACCCCGGGGGTAGGAAACCGCGACAGGGGTATCCAGTTCAATACAGCCGGGAAAGTCATTGCGACCGTTCAAGACAGCACGGTCAAAAACCTAGTTGGCGCGACAACGATTGTCGCGGGAACGCCGTTTTCTGCCGCTTCCAGAGCATCAACAACTGCGCTTGATGTCTTTGTTAACGGCTTGGTTGACGCTACGCCGTTAACAATCACCAACAACGGGCTAAACACTTACGCATCGCCCGAAGTTGTGGTTGGTTATGGCGGCGTCGGAGCCGGGTTTGGCGTAACGCAAGCAAGCGCCTTTGACGCTTCTTTGGTTATCTGGTGGTCTCGAGCGGTAACTGACGCCGAGATTCTTTCGCTCCACCAGAACCCGTGGCAGGTCTTCAAGTCCCCGCGGCGGATCATCGTTCCCGAATCAGGCGCGGTTGCCTACACCCTCGACACCACGCCCGGCGCCTATAACATCACCGGCAGCTCGCCGTCGTTGTTGGCGAGCCGTCTGGTCGATACGACGCCTAGTGCTTACGACCTCACTGGTAGCTCACCGTCGCTCCTGCTCGGCCGCGCGCTGGATACGACGCCCGGTGACTATGACATCACGGGCAGCTCGCCATCGCTGCTGCTTGGGCGCGCTCTTGAAACGACGCCCGGCGATTACGACATCACCGGCTCGCCCGTCGATCTAGAGAAGGCGACCGCAGGGCAGTTCGTACTGCAAACGACGCCGGGCGCGTACAACATCACGGGCTTCCCCGTCGAGCTGATCGCCAACATCACGCAGCTTGCAGGCGGCGGCCCCGGCAAGACGGCCAAGCGCCGCGGCTGGGCGAACGAACGCGCCAGGTTCGAGGAGTCGCTGCGCACCGAGGAGGTGGCAGAGCAGGTCAAGGCGGCGCAGCGCGTGCTGAAGAAGGCGCAGTCTGAATCGGCGCAGCGCCTTGGCGAGCTGGTGGAAGAGTACGAGGCCGCCCGCGCATCGCTTGATGAACTGCGCGAGCAGGTGGCACGCATCGAGCGCGAGTCGCGCATCCGCGAGGAGGTCGAGGTCGCGTCGAAGGTCGTCGAGATATTCGCCCGCGAGGAGGAGGAGATCATCGCCATCCTCGAGATCATCGACGAGATGGACTCGCGCGCATTGCTTGCCGCTGTCGGGATTGCTGCATGAATATTGCGCGATTCACAGGACAGCATCTAG